AAGCGCGTCTACAGCCCGCATGGTGTTCCGCCTACCCTAACAACGATGGAAGGCGGTCACAGAGAGCCTAAAATCGCCGAAGAAGTCCGTCCTGTCCTCACGCCTGAACATGTAGAAAAGCGTCAAAACGGACGTAGATTTAAGGATAACGGCGAGGAAATGTTTACGCTGACGGCGCAGGATAGGCACGGAATTGCGGTTGGAAATAAGCCGAAATACCGTATCCGTAAGCTTACTCCGCTGGAATGCTGGCGTTTGCAAGGTTTTCCGGACGAGGCGCATGAAGCCGTCAAGCAGGCGGGTGTATCGGACAGTCAACGCTATAAACAAGCAGGCAATGCCGTTACAGTAAACGTCATTAAAGCGATAGCCGAGCGAATGGTGCCGTACATCACTTCTTCAACCGAAAAATAAAGACGCCGCCGTCCGATGAGCCACGGTCATAAACGAACTCATATGGCGCTTGCTCCGGTGGATACGCATAATTAGCGGCAAACTTGCGCGCACTCATATAATAACGTTTGTCAACGAAATATTGCGACATGCTTACGTGCGCATCGCTAACAGCGCCGGGCTTAACGATGGCAAGCGCAGCCTCGGCGGCATTATAAGCAATTGCCACGCGATCGTGCGGCTTTACGTCAATCAACTTGCGGGCAGATGCGTTTAAATAAAAGCGGCGTTGGTTGTCGAGTGTAATAAACGGCACGCCGTCGCTAGGCACAAATTCAAAGCCCGCGAGCATGTTTTCGTCGGTCATAGCGATGCAACTCCGATCAAAATGTATTTGAAGCGATTATATCCGATTTTATAGCGATAGTCAAGCGATAAGATGAAGGAGGAGGATTTATCGAATGTTTACGGATAACAAAGACTTTTACCCGACGCCACGCGATTTATTTTACCAGCTAATGAACGGCACGCGATACTTAAGGGGGCGTATATTAGAGCCGTCCGCAGGCAAAGGTGACTTAATCAAGTATATAAAAGAAGTTTCGAGGCGCGATGCCGTAACTATCGACGCAATCGAGAGCGACAGTAGGCTTGTTAATTTCCTGATGGGCGACGGCGTTAACGTCGTGTGGAACGACTTCCTAACGTATGAGACGTACAAAGAATACGATTTTATCATTATGAATCCGCCGTTTAGCAACGGAGTTGACCACGCTTTAAAGGCGCTAGAATTGGCGGAAAATCAAATAAGTGCGTGCCAATTGTTTATCATCCTTAACAAAGAAACGTTGAACAACGCTTACTCGAACAAGCGTAAAGATTTATTGCGTAAATTAGAGGAGTATAACGCAGACATTCGCTATATAAAAGACGGCTTCGCACGAGCAGAGCGCGTGACAAACGTAGAAGTCGCTTTAATTAATGTAACCGTAGCTGCAAAAGACGTGGGCAAGTCCATTTACGATAAAATACCGTTCTTCACATCGTCGGAAACGGTTGAAGCTGAGCTAAGCACGTCGCTGTCGTCATACGTTAAAAGCAGTGAATTGCAGGAGAAAATAAACGAGATTGAACGTTTAGTATCCGAATATGAAACAGCGTGCGAACTTGCGAAAAAGGCGTATAAGGCAGTGCGCGACAAAGAGGCGTTCATAAAATACGTCGATAACGTAAATAAAGGTAAGGAGCCGTATTCAGGCAAGCTTTATTATGTAGCGCAAATAAAATTTGATAGCGGCGATTTAAACGCGGAGTTAGGTCGGTTGCGGCGCGGCTATTGGCAGTTAATTTTAAATACGGACGAGTTTAAAGACTTGCTTACTAACGACGCTATACAGGAGTTAAATAAGCGGCTCAGCATCGCGGAAGAAATGGAGATAAACCTTCCGAATATTAAAATGCTGCTCACTGCGCTCAGCTTTAATCGCAAAGACATATTAATAGAAAGTATTATTTCGATATTTAAACGGATAACAAAGTATCATATGAACCAGTATAGCACGAATATACACTATTATAACGGCTGGAAAACGAACAACGCGTACAAAATCAATAAAAAGATTATTATTCCGCTTGCTTGCGAATTAACCATGTGGGATTTCTCGGACAAATTTGACGGCATAAAATCGGACGTACGGCATTTTATAAAGGACATCGTAAAGGCGTTCCAGCTAATCGAGCCGAGCATTGGCAGCGATTTTAAGGCGATCAGTAATCGCGAATTTGAGAACGATTTACTTCGCTTCAAAATGTTTTACAACGGAAACGTGCATATTTGGTTTAACGATTTAACAGCGCTAAACAAACTTAACTATCTTTGCGGTAGTCACTTTAATTGGTTACCGTCAGAGGATGAGCTTAAAACGAACAAAAAGGCGCGGGAATTTGTCGCAAAAGAGTTTGGTAATGTGAGCGGCATTAAGCTGTTAGGAGGAGCGATAATATGACGAAAGAATTACTATTACAAGGCGACTGCTTAACGAGATTAAAAGAATTAGAGGATAATAGCGTTGACTCATGTGTAACCGACCCACCTTACGGGCTTTCAAAAGAGCCGGACATTAACGAAGTATTAACGAAGTGGCTTGCGGGCGAGGAGTACGACCATAGGCACGGCGGATTTATGGGCAAAGCGTGGGATAGTTTCGTACCGCATCCGGACATATGGCGCGAGGTTTACCGCGTATTAAAGCCGGGCGGTCATGCGCTAGTATTCGCAGGCACTCGTACGCAAGACTTGATGACTGTGTCATTGCGTTTGGCAGGCTTCGAAGTACGCGACGTTATCGAGTGGCTTTATTTTAGCGGGTTTCCGAAAAGCCATGACGTAGGGAAAGCGTTTGATAAGAGGGCGGGCGAGTTAGGCGTACAGTCTACCGGCTTCAATACTGCGGGCGGAAAAGAAAGCTACGCCAAACAAGATAAATCGTTCCGATCTGATTACGGCTATGTATACGAACCGAAGTCCGAACTCGCCCGCAAGTGGGACGGTTGGGGAACGGCACTCAAGCCCGCTCACGAGCCTATTATCATGGTACGCAAGCCTCTGCATGACGGAAAGAAAATGACCGTTGTCGATTGCGTCGAGAAGTACGGTACGGGCGCTATTAATATCGATGCGAGTAGGATTGCTACGGACGACAGTTTAGGCGGAGGACTTACGTCGGGGTCAGTGTTAAAGATAGACGGGTTTGACCGACCTTGGATGCACGATAAGGACGTAATAGAGGCAAAGAAGAAAGAAGCGCACGATAAGATAGCGAAAGCAGAAGCATTAGGACGCTTCCCAGCGAACTGCATTACGCTAGATTCCGAAGCGTTTTACTCGAAGTATTTCAACGTTTCCGCAGTTTCTAACATCTCGCCCGCTGAATTATCGAAAAAAGCAAGCAAGAAAGACCGCAACAGCGACTGGCGTGGCGAGGAAATTGGGTTGATCCCGAAAGAAGTGGATTCGAGTCATTTCTACGGAATGTTGCCAGATTTACGCATGGAATCGAAGCAAAAGCGGTTGCCTAACGCAAACAACCATCCAACCGTAAAGCCTACCGACCTCATGGCGTGGCTTGTACGCCTTGTAACGCAGCCGGGCGGAATAGTCCTCGACCCGTTCGCAGGCAGCGGTAGTACGTTAGTTGCGGCGAAACGCGAGGGCTTCGGCTTTATCGGAGTTGAGCGTGAAAAAGAGTACATCGAAATTTGCGGGGCACGTACCGGACTGGAGGCGATTGAATGACGAAAGATTATATGGAACTGCGAGCGAAATACATCGAAGGAAGTATGTGTGAAGAGGAGATTCGAGCATTCCTTGCGCTACTTAAATCTGACATTGACGCTCCGTTCCGTAATGACCGAATATCTAAACTAGAGCGACGTCTAGCAGAGATTGCTCGCGAAAAGAATTCCCGCAACGAGTATGAGCGCGAATGGGTAGAGTCCGCAAATGAGTATAAGGGTTTAACGGAAAAATGGCTGGAATTGGGCGCTAGATGGTGCTGTATCGGTAGTTTAACGCGGTGGCACTACAATGGTGAAGAATTTTACCGCTGGTGGTCTCGGTCGTTAATCACGGATAATATCGTAAATGCACGGGAGGCGGACAAGAGGCTAGCGAAGCTTGTTGCAAAGGAGGCGACTGAATGACGGCACTACACGAGCAAGTCGATGAGCTAATTAACGAAGCTTATGCGCGTAAATCAAGCGGCAACCCTTTAACGCCGCATGAGCGCGTACAGAAGGCGGATGATCTTATCGAGGCTTATTATAAGCAGACGGAGCTAAAGCCGCCTAGCGCCGTCCTGAGCCGTCTAGCGTGGTATATCGTATTCGATGAAATGACGGACAGCCATCCAGATAAGGTGACGCGCAGAGAAACCCCGTTCCTCAGCGAGCATCAAGAAAAATACCGCCAAAACCGCGAGCGATCTATTTCGGACGTTTACACGGGCAAGAATGACGTCACGGTCGGCAAGTACCGCGACCATGGCGGGAGCAAACGGCGAATATACGATTATCTGACGCCTGTGCATGACAAAGCGCTCCTACCGGCGAAGTACCTCGATTTATACGACGCTTTAGAAAATGCGGGCTTGACGGATAGGCAGCGGCAGGCGATTGAGCTAGTATATTTCGAGGGTATGACGCAGGAGGACGCAGGCGCGGCGATGGGCGTAAAGAAGAACACAGTTAATGAAATTTTATCAAGAAGTTACGGAGTTTTACGTAATCATCTCGAAAATACACGAACTTCTTAACGTTTAGTTACTAGGAGGGTAAGAGGGAAAAGGCGCTATTTAAAAATAAAATAAAGGCGTTAATGCTCGCCAACTTGGCGGGCTTTTTTTTTATTTAGCGAAAAGGGGACGATAGTATATGTTAAATTTCGGAGAAGCGCATGAGTAGCATCCGGCGACATGTTAGCGCATTAATTGACGGTAAGCCTACGCGGTAGATGAAACGGGCAAGCCCTATCATATTGAATCGCTCGATCAGCGGGAAGCTAGACGCAGGGTTATGGCGCAGCAAGGTAAAGGGCGTGATCGTACGTTCTTTTGGAATCGTATGGTCGGCTTGCCTTACGTTGCTGAGGTGCTGACGTTTGCGCAAAGTGGTTACTTATTAATCCTGTCTAGCCACGTCAATTATGACGGCCTACTCGTAAATAACGAAAATGACAAGTCGCCTATGACAACGGATGATATGCGAAAAGCACTCCGATTAGAGAAAAAGAGGTCAACATTTTACGACTTCCTAGACGCCTGCATGAATTACGGGATTATTTCCGAAGTTGATGGGCGTTTTTATGTTGCGCAGCACTTTCATTTCCGAGGCAAGACGGAAGGCGACCGCGTGGTCAAGACGTATATTACTATGTTGCGGAGAATGTATAAGGAAGTGAGCGCGCATGACATCGGCTTGCTTTACCGCATGTTGCCGTACATTAATGTCGAAACTAATATCCTATGCGCCAATCCTGAGGAAAAAGACACGAAGCATATTCGTAAGTTTAACCGGAAACAATTGGCGGAAGCTGTCGGCGTAAGTCCCGCGGTAATAAGCAGAGCAACAAGCCGTATGATATTCGAGGGCAAGTCGGTATTTGCTGTAATAAAGACGGCGACAGACGGTACTTTTTACATGCTGAATCCGGATATATTTGAACGAAAGCAGCTCGAATATGACCCGTCGATAAAGGCGATTTTCGGGCTCGATTAAAAAAGTGTGTAGCTATTCGGACAAAACGCCCAAAAGTGTGCATCTATTCGGACAGCTAAAAACACGGTTGACGCTTACAGCCGCAAGGGATACAGCGTTTTTGGAGTCTAAGTTTTATCTATATCTAGAGAGAATACCGAGAAAAGAAATACCTAAAACATACCGCCTCATAGGTAAAGTGCAACCTATTCGGCGGAACTGTCTTTTATAAGTCATATCGAAAAGGTATTTAATAGTTCCGACAGCAAGCCCGATAGGGCGAAGCTGGCGGTATCTTTTTGAATTACTTTAATTCCCGCAATATAAAGCGAGGACATACGAGGGGAATGTAACGCTAATATAAATATATTTCGACGGACATTCCTCCGGATATATGCTACTTATTTTCGATGGAGAGAGCGTTTGTTACCGTACAATATAACGCTACATATAATAGGAAGGAAGTCTGCGGAGCACTGGCGCTGAGGGTAGCGGAATAATACGCTAGAGTATCGGAGTGTGTTCCGCATCAGCCTTCGCGTTCGCCGCGGAAGCCTTCGGAAAACTCATGGGGTCATGCGTTATATTTTATGCATAGCTCGGCGGGAAATAATCGCTATGAACCGCGGTACAATAACGATGTATAAAACGATGCATAAAGCGGTATTTCGAAGCACTTCATAAACCGCGTTAAATCAACGTTTTTAAAACGGAGAACTTCCGTTAATATATATTATGTTAACTAGAAACGGTTAAATATACGGGGCTATACGGAGGGAGCGGACGGGGGCGGGGCGGTGCTGGCTCCAGCTGCGCCTCTGACCCGCAAACATTTCCGCCAAATTTTTAAAAGTCGAGGAGTATAGCCTTGTAGCAACGAACTACGCAAAACAAACGAAAGGAGAACGGTAAAATGACACGTAAATTATCAAGACGCGACCAGCTAGCGGAGCAATTGTCGATGAAACAGCAACGTGCTGTATATATGCTACTCGAAAATGAAACGCTGCCTACAGCTGAGCAAAAGACGCAGCAAGAAATAGCGGACGAACTCGGCGTCACGCGCAAATGCTTATGGGAATGGCGCAAGAAGAATCAAGCATTTATTGAATTCAAGAAGGAAGTGGCGAAGGATTATCTCGGTGACGAGGTCGGCTTATTTGCGAAAGCATTGGTTAGCTCGATGAAAGGTACAAACGGAGCGCCATCGCAGAAAGCGCTCGACTTGTACGCTAAAATGATGGGCTTTATTAAGTCGGAGCATAGCGTCGAGGTCACGCAGGGCGGCGTTAAAACAAACGAGGAATTGGCGCAGGAAATTGCGGAGCTTGACGCGTTGCTGAACGAGGTTGATGACTAATTGGCGTACATCAACGGCGATTGGCTTGATTATAACGCACGCTCCGCACGAATCGCCTTAATTGAGAAACGCGTTGACAAGCTTGCGGCTTTATATAAAGCGGATAAATTGACACCGAGCCAAGCCGAGTCGTTGATCGTGAGCAAAAAGGAATTAATCCAACTAAAGCGGGTGCACCGCGGCGAACATGACGTATTATATTTCGGTATGGAATACTTTTCCGATGACGGTAATCCGTCTAACGATGAGAATTTAATACCAGCGGGCGTTAACGTACACAACGCGGCTGTTTTTCACAAGGAATTGACGGGAATGCTCGACGACGTGACAAAAGGGCTAGCTAAGCGGCATATCGCTTGGGCATGTCCGCGACGGCACGCTAAAACGGCGTGGCTATCGAATATATACCTTGTACATCAAATTGTATATCGCTTGCGGCGCTATATTGTACTATTTTCGGAAACAACGGATGTTGCGGGCGACTTTATAACGTGGGGACGTTACCAGCTAAAATTAAACGCTAAATTGCGGGGAGATTTTGGCGAGCTTTTACATGTGCAGCCGTCGCGCAATGAACTCGATAATAAATACGAATTTATAACGGCATCCAACACAAAGGTAGAGGCGAAAGGGCTCGGCACGCAAACGCGCGGATTAAGACACGGTGCATCGCGGCCAGACTTATTCATCCTCGATGATCTAGAAAGCGACGATTCAACGAACACGTCCGAATTAATTGAGAAGTCGAAGTCGTGGTTTCGTGAAGAAATGCTGCCCGCATTAGCAAAGGAAGGTATCTGCATATACCTCGGTACAATCTTATGCTTTGGCTCGCTGTTGCACTATGTTATCGAAGAGAGACGGGACTTTGAATCTCGTAAATTTAAGGCCGTAGAATCGTTTTCCAAGCGTGCCGACTTATGGAAAGAGTGGCGCGAAATATATCGGAGTGACGTAAAAGGAGCTGCTGATAAAGCGCGGGCATTTTACGAAGAAAATGAAAGCGAAATGCTCGCTGGCTCGTCTATTCTATGGCCGGGCTATTGGTCGTACTACGAGCTCGTTGTTATACGAGAAGAGGACGGAGCGAAGTCGTTTAATCAGGAGTATCAAAACAATCCTACTGACGAAGAACGTCAGATATTTAAACCTGAGTATTTTACGTGGTTTAGTGATGATGAAATAGCGGATAAAAAACTGCTGTATTTTAGTGGAGTAGATATCGCTATGGGTAAGGAAAAAGGCGACTATTCAGTCATCGCGACAGTCGCACGAAATGAGGAAACGGGTACATGTTATGTTGTCGATGCGTTTATGGAGCGATGTCATCCTGATGTACTTATCAACGAGACAACAGAGCATACGCTGCTTTATCAGTACGAAAGAATGGCGGTAGAGGCGCAAATGGCGCAGGAATTTATTGCGGATAAATTGGCGGAGGAGTTAGAAAAGCGTGGCTACCCGGCGCAAACGCGGATAAAGCAAATTAAGCAAAGAACGCGGAAAGCGTTGCGCATTGAATCATTATTACCTGACTTACAAAGTGGTAAGATACGCTTTCACGAGAAGTTTAAAAATAGCGCAGCAATGGAGCAATTCGAGATGTACCCGATGCACAAGCATGACGATTTTCCGGACGCAGTGCAAATGGCGTATTCAGTCGCAGGTGGAGCGCGGGCAACCGTCCAAACTGTCCGCATACAGAACAGACGCTAAGGAAAGGAGGAAACGCATTGATCGACTACAATTTACTAAGTCCCGACGATATCGAGTCGCTAATATTTACGCCTTACCAGCAGGCAATTGGCGCGGAAACACGCGAAAGAATCCGTAGGCAGTTAGAAAATTACGATTATTACGCGGGAAAGCAGCACGTAGACCCCGCAACAGGCAAGCTCGTCCGTGCGTCAGAAATGCCGCGGCCGCAAGGACTCGATTATGATCCGACACGCTACGCCACTAACTATTTTAAAGCGATAGTAGATCGCAAAGCGCGTTGGCAAATGGGTGGCAAGCACGGCATAAGCGTGCCGCGTCGAGCACATGCGACCGAAGCCGAGAACAAGCTTGCTGACGAGTATGAGCGCTTGCTTTACCGGCTGTGGAGCGAGAATAAGATGCGCATTAACTTGTTGCAAGCGGCGCGCGACCGTTTAATTGCTGATAGAGTCGTTTGTCGAATCGTATTTAATCAAGTTACGGGCAAGTTGCGATGGCTGTGGCGACCTGATACCGAATATATACCGATTTACTCGGATGACGATTTTCGCGATTTACAGTCGGCTAATTTCGTCAAGTCGATAAAATACGGAAAAAAGGGGGCTGAAATTGGAGCAATTCGAATGCAGTCGTACAGGCTGATTGATGGCGCATGTTGGTACGAGGAAGCTATCTACCGAGAAGAAGATTTAAAGCGGGTCGAAACAGTGACCAAGCTTGCTCCGATGGGTCTCGACTTTATACCCGTGCAGGAATTTCCCGTGAGCGAATTATTAGCGGAATCGCTCGGCGACTCGGAAATTAGCGCATTGCGGGAGCAGAACGATGTACTAAACCAAATGAACGAGGACGCAATTGACTCGCTCAAGTTCGAAATGTTTAGTATGACCGCGGTAATAAATGCGCCGCCCGGCACAGCGTCCAAAATGCGAATAGCGCCCGGCGCAGTGCTAGAAGTTGCTGGCGATAGTCAACAGCAGCCCGACGTTAAAAAAGTAGAGGGCGGGTTTCGCTGGAAAGAAGCGTTTAAAGATCAGTACATGCGGGTTAAGGCGGCAATGCACGAAATAAGCGGCTTGCCTCAAGTCGTCCCGCAAGAATTAAATTTCGGCGGGCTGAACGGTGAAGCGTTGCAGGTCTTATTTCACGATATCATAACGGATACAGAGGAGCACTGGTTATCGTGGGGCTATAATTTAGCGGAACTACACGAGAAGTCAATCCGATACTTGCAAGCACGCTTAGATGCGCCTAACTTTGCGTATGATAAGCAGGTTGTGCGCAATATTGGCACTAACTACGAAAATGAGATGCGTTTTGTATTACCGTTGCCAGATAACCGTAAAGAACTAGTTGAATTGCTCGGACTGGAAACGGCATCAGGCTTTGAATCAGTTAAAGGCGCAATGGAACGGTTAGGGGTGGAGAACGTGCAGGCTAAAAAGCAAGAGATCGAAAGTGAGCGCAACAGATCACGACAAATGAGCGACCCTTACAACGAACTATTAGGAGGGGAAGGCGGAAGTGGCTAAAAAGATGTTTAAAGTCACTAATGAGCCAACATATTCAAAAGTTGATAAAGTTTACGTTATAAATCAGAGTGGTGGCGGCGATGGCAACATAACCGAGCACACGCACGATGATATTTATTACCGCAAGAACGAGATCGATAGCAGTATTAACTCGCTCGCGAACTCGTTGCATACGGTTAAAGCGCACGCTAACGACGAGCCGAGCTATTTAGCCAGCAAAGTGGATAACGTGACATTGGCAGTCGAGGACAGTGAGTTAAAAGTTAAAAACGTTGACGGGCTTACGGTCGGCGTATCGGATATAAGTAACTGGCTCAACGGTACATCAGGCAACTTGCAAGATCAAATTAACGATATTAATGCAAGCCTAGTTGCTATAACATCTGGTATGCGCTATATAGGCAAGTTCGAAACGTATGCAGATATGCAGGCGATCGTAAATAAAGAAGGCGGCGATCTTGTTGTCGTACTTGCGGATGAGGCACGCGGCGGAGGACGGAGCATGTACGTTTATTCCGACGCGCTCGGGATGTGGGATTTTATCGGAGAGTTTACGTTTACGGACGAGTTTATAAAGTTATCGGATACGCCGGCAAGCTATGTAGGCACAGACGGTAAAGTCTTAAAAGCTGACGAAACAAACGGAAAGCTAGTCTTTAGCCGTATTAATTACTCGGAATTAGCGGATAAGCCGACGTCTACAATCACGCAAATAGACGACGCAGTAGCAAAAAGTCATGAACACGTTAATAAATCGCTGCTAGACACTTACTCGCACACTAATGCGGAAATTGCTTCCGCGATTAATCAGGCGCACACGCACGCGAATAAATCAAGTCTTGATAAGTTGGGCGTAAATGCGGACGGGGAGCTAATGATAAACGGCGTTGTATATGCGCCAGTAACAACACAACCTAAGCAGAGCTTATACGCACGGCGTACCGGAACTGGGCAGGAGTTGACAGCAGGAACTGACTGCGTTTTCAACACGAAATACCGGGGCGAGGGAATACCGTACAACGTTGGTACAGGAGTGTTCACCCTTCAAGCAGGAAAAACGTACCGAGTTTTTGTCACAGCTTCTATACAAACCGAGGGGTATGTGATATTGAGGGCGGTGACCGCAAGTAATAATACACCTACGCCTGACAATAATCAAGCAATATGGATGAGTGTAACGCCGTCGAATACGAACTGGAAAGAGGCGTCTGCTGGACCGTTAGTTGCTTACATCACACCGACCGAAACGCAGGGCTACAAGATAAGGGCAACTAGCGTTAGTGGGGTCACGACATTGCGAACTGGTCACTGCGCACTAGATATTACAGAAGTCTAATCTGCGACCGAAAAGTCGTTAAACTATGCAGAATATCGAAATAATTCG